TGTTCGATGCCTACCTGCCGGCCCTGATCGAGGGTAGGGTAAAAAACTGACCGACGCGGTGGCCCGCTTATACAGCAGCGGGCCATCTGCGGAGGAACTTGCCCTGATCGGCATCACCGCAGAGGACGTTGGCCCACTCCCCGACGTTGAGATTTGGCCAGAGAACACGCGAGCGGTGGAGGTTTTTGTGGCCCTCAGTACGCAGTGGCGCACCGGGTTCAGTGGGGCAACAGGCCTTGACTACTCCGTGCTCCCCGTGGTCTTCGACCTGCATGGGTTGGGAAAGGCCAAGCGGCAGGCGGTGTTCCCGGACCTGCAGATCATGGAACGGGCAGCGTTGAACATCTTCAACAAGGGGTAGGGGCTTCAAATGGCTGACACTGGTACGACAAACGCGGCAGCCACCCTAATCCTTGACGTTGACACAACTGTTGCGGCCACCAAGGTAGGGACGCTTCAGGCAGCGATTGCAGGACTTAACACAGGCGGCGCGGCCACCCCCAACCCCCAGATCACCAGACTGGAGAAAGACCTGGTTGAGGTCAGGGCTGCGCTTGCCTCGACCACCAGGGCCTATGACGCGCTTGAGGCCAAGCTCAAGACCGGGGCGGGGGCGGGCGGGGCGGCGAGGTCCCTGGCCAAGGTCGACTCCACGCTCAAGACCATTCGATACAACGCGGTGGAAGCGGGCAGGGCCCTGGACTTCTCCGGCAAGCGGTCCGTTCAGGATCTTGTTCGCCAGTTTGACAGCCTCTCCGGGGCGTCGAAAGCCTCCGCATCCAATGTGAAGAATGCGGTCGCTGCGCTGACCATCGACAACTCGGGCACTAGTGGTCTTAGGGCATACTACCAACAGTTGGTGGGGGTCAAGGCGTCCGTAAATGACATTGCTAGGGCGAAGGCCTTGGTGAACTCCCTTGACCTTAAAGTAATAAACGCCGTGGAGGCGGGGAAGGTCCGGGAAGCAGCAAAGGCTGCAAACGACCTAGCACGGGCAAAGACCCTAGTCAGTTCCCTTGAGCTTAGGGTAATCAGTGCAGCGGAAGCTGGTAAGGTCAGGGAAGCTGAGAAGGCTACAAACGATCTCGCACGAGCAAAGAGCCTAGTCAATTCTCTCCAGATCAGGGTAGTCCGTGACGACGACGTCGCGAAGATTAGGGAGGCGGCTAAGGCCACGAAGGAACTTGCAGCAGCTTCCCAGCTAAACCTGCTGGGCCAGCGCCAGCAGCAACTCAGAAACACCGGGATTGCGTTCAACAACGCGATGCTTACTGAGCAGGCCCGCGCCTACGACTCGATTGGTAAGAAGATCCTTGCAACGCAGGCGATCGTCAAGCAGTTCGGGGAGGCGCAGGCGAGGACTTTCCTAGGCCCTAGCCGAGAGCACCTCATTGGACAGATCCCGCACCTTGAGAGGTACAGGGCAGTTGTCCGGGGCGCAGGCACTGCCGCGCGCGACGCAGCGGTCCACACCCACGCAATGGCCCTGGCCCACGATACCCTGCACGCATCCCTACGGGGTGTGACGGGTATGTTGGGCGGGCTGTGGCTGTCCTACGCGCGGCTCGTGCCCGTGCTGCTGGCTGCTGCGGCGGCGACCAAGGCGGTCAAGGACTCTACGCTCGGGGGACTCGACACCAGCTTCAAGGCTCAGTTCATCGCCACCGTGGATACCAAGGGCCTGGTCCAGGGCGAGGAACTGCGCGCGGTACGTGGCGGCATCCTGCGGGACCTGACGGAAGTGGCGAGGGACTCGGTGTTCACCGTCGAGGAGAACGCCGACGCCCTGCATAAGTTGAGCCTTGCGGGCGTGGACGCTGCACGGGGCATTGGCCTGCTGGAGACCGCGTCCAATGCCGCGATCTTCGCTCAGAAGGGGTTGAGCGAGACGACCGGCATGGTGCTGGACACCATGTTCAACTTCGGTCTGGCATCCAGTGATGCCGGAATCATGGCGGACAACTTCGAGCGCGCCTCCGACGTGATGAGCTTTACCGCTATCGCGGTGAATGCTTCGTTCGATGACATTGCCAAGGCGTTCACCAACATCACGGGGGTGGCGGGCAGCTTCAACATCGAGATCGAGGAAGCGTCGGCCCTTCTGGCGAACCTGGCCCAGACGGGTATCCGTGGAGCGAGGGCAGGCACCTATGTCCGGAACTTCTTCGATGACCTGATGGGTGCCCCGATCAGCCGGCGTGCTGAAGCAGCCATGAAGCAGGTTGGCATCCAGAGGTTCGATCCGGGCGCTGAGACCGAGTTCGCAGCCAGCAAATTCATCGACGACGCGATCTCCAAGGTCAAGAAGCTCAGCTTTGTGGAGCAGCAGGACTTCCTGCGTGCAGCGACGAACCAACGGTCACGCCGGGTCTGGCGTCAGGAGTTGGTCTCGTCGTACAACGAAGAGACCACGCTGCTGCGCCGTGTCAGCGAACTCGCTGAGAAGGCGCAGGGGTCGCTGGCCAAGATGGCGACGGGGCTGAAGGATAGTGGCAAGCTCACCATCCTGCTGGCCCAAGCTGCGTACAACGCCTCTGTGATTGATGCGTTCCAAAGCGCGGACGCGGACTCGGGCTTCCAAGAGATTGGCAAACGGCTCCAGAGCACGTTCAACTCCGACGAGTTCAAGGCGATGATGAAGTCCCTCGTCGCCTCAACAGTCGAGTTCCTGAAGGTGCTTACGGACGTATTCAGCTACATCATCAAGAACCAGGACACGATCAAACGGGCGCTGTCCACAGCCCTAGACGTTGCCGTGATTGCGGGATTCGCCCTTGCATTCACCAAGTCGTTCAAGCTGATTACGGCCTCGGTCACGGCAGCTACTGGGGCCTTGGCGTCGTTCAGGACTGCACAGGCTGCAGCAGCCGCGATGGCTGCGGCGGGTGGGTTCGTAGGTCCCCTCCCCGCAGCAGCCCCACTGGCTGCCTCAGCCAAGGCAGCAGCCGTCGGAGTCGGCGGCGCCGTCATAGGCGCGGGCATTCTCGGGATCAGCTACCTTGAAGGCCGCAAGCTAGACCACAGCAAGAAGTCGCTCGAAGAAGTCAACGCGGAGTTGGCTGACCTGCAGAAGCGGGTGACCCGGCTCAACCAGACCGATGACACGACCGGGTTCGCGGCCAACGAGATTGCGAAGTACGAGGAGCGCATCAAGAGCCTGACCGTTGCAGCGAAGGAGAAAGCGGCTGAGACCACCAGCGAGTTGGTCACCGGCCGCATCAAGTCGATCACGCAGGAGCTTGAGAACCAGGTCACGGACATTCTCGACACGCAGTCCAAGGTCGAGCGCGTCCTGAATGCGGGACTCTACAAGGGTGATGCCTCCCTCTCCCTGCGGCTGTCCACTACCAAGACCACGTTGGAGGCCCTGTCACAGGTCGAGAAGAAGTACTCGGACGAAATCACGGCTTCCCGCGAGAAGCTACAGAAGCTGAGGGAGACCTCCGGGTCCCCACTCTCGATAGACAGCGAGGTCCGGGTCCTTGAGGGGCTCACGGCCTCTGCCCACAAGGCGTCCGAGGCGATCGACAAGTTGCGGACCCAGCGCGTCACAGACGTTGAGAAATCCGTATTCTCCAGGATCAGTGACGAGGCACGGAAAGCGGGGCTTGACTCCACCAAGGCCGTTAAGGAGATGGTGGCCGGGTACGATGAGTCGTTCCAGAAATTGATGCTCAACGAGGAAGCACTCGCGGCGGTGCGTCGAACGGTCGCCCTTGAGCAGTCCGAGCAGTTCCTTGTCCAGGCGAAGGAGTTCGAGGCCAAGGTGGCCATGGCTGCGAGCCCGGCCCTCGCAGCATCTTTCGCAGAGCAGAGCATCGCGGCTAGGGAAGCGGCGAAGGAACTGAAGTCCCTAGCGCACGTCATCGACCTGGTGTCGCAGGCCAAGGCGTTCCTCGCAGGGACGGCACCCGTCACTCAAGACATGATCATTCGGATGTCTACCACTGAACTCAGGGCGATGGCGGATAGCCTGAAGACGGTGGCGGAGCAGGCCAATCTCACGAAGCAGGCAATTCGTGAGATGAGCATCGCCAGTCTGGGGGCCCAGTTGTCGGAGGCATCCGCGTCCGGGGATGCGGATCGAGCGGCTGTGCTAAGTAACCTGATCTCCAATCAGATGGCAGCGTGGGTTGCCCTGGATGCGGCAGAGAAGCGCAAGTCTGGCGCTCGCCCCCGTAGGGACTTCTCCGAAGACCGGATGGCCAAGGACGCGGCTGCCAGCGCGAAGCGCATCTCGGCTGAGGAGATCAAGCGGTCCAAGCAAAGCTCCGACATCATCCAGAAGAACCTGGAGCTTTACCGGGCCAAGCGCCTGATCTCGGAGGGCGAGTTCAACCAGGCCCTGTTGAGGCTCAGTGAGGCTCGGGCATATCAGGCTGCAGTGGCCACGCAGAAAGAACTCGCGGAGATCGACCGCCGCCTGAACGACCCGAAGATCACGAAGGTGGCGAGGCAGCAACTCGGGAACGCGCGGACTGAGGCGCTGGAGAGGCTGAAGACGGAGCAGGGCGACGCTGCGACCCAAGTCGAGGGCGACCGCATTGACCGGCTAAAGGAGGAAGCTGGCCTGATCAGCGGGCACAGGGATGCGTTGGCGCAACTCAACGAGGAGCGCCGCCTGGGCCTGGCCACGGAACTGGAGAGCTTCAACCTCACGAAGGAAGGGGACCCGGTCCGCCTCGCGGGCCTGCAGGCCCAACTTGTAGCGGCCCAGGCGTTCCATGCTGCAATGGCAAAGGCTACATCAGATATTAGTGACAACGAAGGTAACCCGGAGTTGCAGGAGCAGCTTCGACACCGCCTTGCGATGATCACTGAGTCCTCGGCTGCAGCGGGAGAAGCTGCCCGACTGCAGGGTGAGCAGATCATGGCCCAGCAGCGAACCTTCGAGTATGGGTGGGAGCAGGCGTTCAACAAGTTCGTGGCGGACGCCTCGGACGGGGCGTCCAAGGCTGAGGGGATCTTCAACACGCTGACGCAGGGATTCAACTCCTCGCTCACCGAGTTCCTCATTAACCCGATGGACAAGGGGTTCAAGGGCCTGCTCGCGAGTTGGGGCCGGATGCTGGAGAGGATGATTGCTGAGGCAGTTGCTGCGGACATCACGAATCGAGTGTTTGGCTCAGCAACCACCGGTGGTGGAGGGAAGTCCCGCACTGGGGGCTGGATAGACCTTGCGATGGCGGCTGCGAGTGCCTATTTCGGGGGCAGTACGCAGGCTGCGGCCCCTGTGGTTGAGCGGTCGTTCCAGGCTGCGGCTCTCCTCAAGAGCGCGGACGGCAACGCCTTCGCCGGCCAGGGCGCTGCGAGGTTTGCTGCTGGGGGCGCCTTCGGGAAGGGCGAGGTACTGACCCATCCGACGTTCTTCCGGTTTTCGCAGGGCGGGGCGTTCCGCACCGGGGTCGCGGGCGAGGCCGGGCCCGAGGGCGCGCTGCCCCTGAAGCGCATGAGCAACGGGAAGCTCGGTGTGTTTGCCGGGGGCACAGGCGGGGGCACGACCGTCATCCAGAACATTCACGTGAACGGTGACCGGGCCCCGGATCTTCGCCGGGCGGCGGGCCAAGGGTCGCGTGAAGGGTTGGCGTTCATGGCCAACGCACAGAGGTACGCATGAGTAATCCATTCCTTGATGAGAAGCTCCCTGTCGGTGTCAGGATGGGGGCTTCATATGCTGATGAGTACGCGGTCGAGATCACGCGGACGGCGAACAACGCCGAGCATCGGAGGCTCGTCCACCCCTACCCCGTTCGCATCTGCGTCGTGTCGTTCACGATGTTGAGTGATGACATGCTCACCAAGCTGCTGGCCCTCTACCACAGAGCTTACGGAATGTTCGCGGGATTCCGAGTGGAAGCCCTTGATGACCGGAGTACGGCAGCGGGCGGGGGCTCGCCCTCGGCGTTCGACCAACTCCTGGAAGTTGTCACTTTGGGGAGCGTGTATAGACTCCAGAAACAGTACGGGAGTGGGAGCACGCCCCTGTCGATTGGTCTTCCTGTCCGGACCATCTTCAAGCCGATCACGGGCAGCACGGTGGTGGGAATCCGGAACAGCTTGTCCGGAGACCACGTCACCACGGCTTGGACTGTGGATACCGCTACCGGGGTCGTGACCATGGCGGCGAACAAGACGAAGGCGGTCACGGCCATCACCAATGCTTCGCAGGCCGAGGTCACGCTGGGCGCTTCACATGGCATGGTCGTGGGCGACTCGCTGCACGTGTCTGGTGTGGCTGGTATGACCCAGATCAATGGCAGGAGAGGCGCCGTGATGAGCACCACGGCCACGACAGCGGTGGTGGGGATCAACTCGACTGGGTTCTCCACCTACACCTCGGGGGGCACGGTGAATACCCGCCCCCAAACCGGGGAGGAGGTTCGGGGCGGGTGCCGGTTCGACATCCCGTGCAGGTTCAATGGAAGGATCGATGTCAATCACGTGTCCAAGGACGTTCGTGAGACCGGATCGATCGAGATTGTGGAGTTGATCAACCCATGAAAACCGTCGTCTCCGACTACCGCTATCGTTGTTACAACGTCCGCATCGAATGCACGGGCGGGCTCGTGGTGCGCCTCACGGATCACCCGCGTGACATCGTCATGAGCAACGGCCAAGTCTACCTGACGCAAAGCGGCTACCAATTCACTGGGCACCAGGCGGGTACTGGGATGGCGGCGAACGTCATGGACCTTGAAGGGGTCGCGGACCTGGCTGGGGTTCATCGCGACGCCGTGCAGTCTGGGGTATTCGACGGCGCTCGGCTCTATGCGTTTGCGACCACGTGGCGCACGCCCGTAGAGGATGAGGAGCCGATCGGTGCCGCGATCCTGGGCAAGGCCACACTGCTGGATGACCGCTGGCGGATCGAGATGATGTCGCTGGTCGACAGCCTCAATCAGTCCGTGGGGGACACCTACACCGCAGCCTGCTCGCACGGTTTCGGCGATGCTGGATGCACGGTGGCGCTTGGCCCGATCACGGTGACCGGCACGATTACCAGCGTCACCAGTGGCTCCGTGGTGCGGGACTCGGCACGCACAGAGGCGTCTGACTACTTCGGAGCTGGCACGCTTGCTTACACCAGCGGCGCGAACGTCGGGCTCAAGCCCTTGGAGATCAAATCGTATGCGGCGGACGGAACGGTCACGACCTTCGAGCCGGCCTACTACCCGGTGCAGGTTGGGGACGCCTACACGATGATCCCCGGTTGTCGCAAGAGACGGCCCGAGGACTGCCGCGACAAGTGGGCGAACATCCTGAACTTCTTCGGCTTCTCGGACATCCCCACGAGCAGCCAGTACGCACAGGTGGGCACAAAGTGATGCTCGCCGACGAGATCCTTGCCGCCGCGAGGTCCTGTCTCGGGACCCCGTTCCGCCATCAAGGTCGGCTGCCCGGTACCGCACTCGACTGCGCGGGCCTGATTTGTCACGTATGCGAATCCATCGGAGTGCCCTACACCGATGAGCGGGGATATTCACGCCTGCCGCATCAAGGTCGGTTGCAGGCCGCACTCGATGCGCAGGAGTCCTTGGTGCGGGTGAGTGACCCTGAGCCCGGTGACATTCTGTTGTTCCGGTTCAGGTCCGAGCCGACACACCTGGGTGTTTTCGCCGGTGAGACAGTCGTTCATGCCTACGAACAGTCCGGGAAGGTGTGCGAGCACCGAATGGATGAGGCGTGGCACGCACGGATCGTGCAGGCGTATCGGATCGTGCGGGGCGCCCTGTGAGTACCGGCCAGATAACGGGAGTTATATCGGCTGTTGTAACGTTCGTTATGACGGGAGGAAACATCCCGGCAGCAGTAGCTGCGTACCAGATCGGGAGCATGGTCGGGAACGCAATTGACCCACCAAAAGGGCCAACGATCCATGGCCCGAGACTCAACGATTTACGAGTACAGACCTCGACCTATGGCGCAAACATCCCAAGGATTTACGGAACGGTTGCGACCTTCGGAAACGTCTTCTGGGTTGAAAACAACCAACTAAAGGAAAGCGTAAAGAAGAAGAAATCCGGAGGCAAGGGGGGAGGCGGGGGCGGCTCTACAATCAAGACCTACTCCTATTCATCTACGTTTGCCGTGGGACTGTGCAAGGGCCCGATTGAGGGAGTTCGGCGTATCTGGGTTGGCTCGAAGCTGATCTATGACGCAGGAGCGTCAGACATCGAGTCCATTATCGCGAGCAATCGAGCGGCCACGGGCTTTGCCATCTATACCGGGTCAACGACTCAGATGCCGGACCCGAGAATGCAGGCGGCCATTGGCGCGGCCAATTGCCCTGCCTACCGAGGGCTTGCTTACATCGTCCTGTATGACTACCCGTTGGCGGACCATGGAAATTCCTTGCTTGGGGCTCAGGTCAAGGTCGAAGTCGTAAGCGATGCGAGTTTTGCAGTCCGAGATTGGGAGGGATTTGCCTCGCCACTCACAGGATTGAGGCAGGTTGCGACCGGCAATGATCGAATGGTCGTCGTGGGTCCGGGCTCAAAATCGATGGTCAGCATCCTTGGGCAGCCGTGGCAGACTGGCCTCGGCATGACGGCCGACATGAACAATCTATGGGGCGTCGCCTTCGGGGCTGGGGTCTTCGTTGCCATGACGAGATTTCCGTCGTATGCGACTAGCCCGGACGGACTTGCTTGGACGATGGGCACGCTCATCAATGTTGGCGACACCAACCTGGCGATCACGTATGGCGGCGGCCGGTTTGTCATAGTCGGCGGCACGGCGCTATCACAGTACAGCGTGACGGGTTTGGAAGGATCGTGGAATAACGCGGCAATGCCATCCGCGCTAAGCTGGATCGATGTGGCGTATGGGACCGATCCGGCTGGTGAGGACGTTTATGTAGCGGTTGCTGCGAACACGGATCAGGCAGCGTTCAGTCAGGATGCCGTGGTCTGGCAGGCGGCTACGCTGCCGGCTACAGCCGCATGGGAATCGATCGCATTTGGCAATGGGGTATTCATCGCCGTTGCCAGCGACAGTAGCGCGACAGCGATGTCGACGGATGGCGAAAATTGGGTTGCAGGGTCTGCGCCGGCAGTTGGTGCCCGGCAGCGGATCATGTTTGGAGGCGGCCTGTTCTTGCTGACGGGGTTTGGCGGAACGTCCGCAACATCCCCGGATGGCGTGACATGGACGGGTCAGACGATGCCGTTCGTGGACTACACGTGGAAAGCGACCGGATACGGTAACGGGATCTTCGTCGCCTTCGATCTCAACGCCAAAACCAATTACGCGCAGTACGTTCCAGGCGCGGTGATTTCGTCCGGATCTTCGCCGCTGTCCTCAATCGTCGAGGCTGAGTGCCTGCAATCCAACGTCCTAGCATCCGGCGACCTGGACGTAACCGCGCTAACTCAGCAAGTGCGTGGCTACCGGGTCACGCAAACGGGAGCGATCCGGGGCGCGCTCGAACCTCTGCAAGCGGCTTGGCCCTTCGACGTGGTCCAGTCCGGCTACGAGCTGAAGTTCGTGCCGCGCGGCGGATCTTCCGTGGCAACGATACCGGCAACGGACCTGGACGCGCGACAGGACAGCGACGCGCCCGGCGTGCAGCTCACGATCGCGCACGAGATGGATACGCAGCTACCGCGTGAGGTCCGGGTTAAATACTTGGACGTGACGCGGGAATACGACGATGGCGACCAGCCCGCGACGCGACAGAACACCGACTCGATCCACATCCGGGACGTGGAACTGCCGATCGTGCTCAACGCGGTCGAGGCTGCGGGCATGGCCGAGGTCCTGCTCTATCTCTACTGGCTCGAACGGCGCGACGTGCAATTCAAATTGCCGCCGAGCTACCGCGCGCTGGAACCTGCGGATGTCATCACGATAACTGGTGAGTGGGGCGAGTACTCTCTGCGTCTCACGGGCGTGCACCTGCTCTCGGACGGGCGCCTTGAGTGCTCAGCGAAATACAACGCGCCCGCGATCTATACGCCGACCGCCGTTGGGGTCGAGAGCCTCAACACCGGGCAGGTGATCGCACTGGACGGGCCTAGCCTGTACGTGCTGCTCGACGTGCCGATGATGCGCGACGAGGACGACATGCCGGGGTTCCCCGTGGCCATGAGCGGCTATACAACAGGTTGGCCGGGCGGGATCATTTTCCAGTCTCCGGACGATGGACAGACTTGGGAAGACATACAGGGATTTACCGGGCCCGTGCCCATAGGCTATGCCCGAGGCACGATCGGGGCCGGAAGAGTGGACATAATCGACTCCGCAAACAGACTTCAGGTCGACCTGGTTTCAGGAGCCCTGGAAAGCGTCTCGCAACTGACCCTGTTTGGTGGAGCCAACCACTTCGCTTACGGCGCCCACGGAAGGTGGGAAATCCTTGGAGCGGCAAACTGCGTGTTGCAGGGCGATGGATCGTACATGCTCTCGGACTTTCTACGGGGAAGGTTCGGTACCGAGCAGTACATGACGACGCACGTGGCCGGGGACCAGGTCGTGCTCCTCACCGATGGTGATATGGGGTTCGTAACCGTGCAAACCAACTCGATCGGATCAGCGCGCACGTACCGGGGCATCACTGCGGGCAGGAGCATTGACGACGATGAGGACCGGTCGTTCACATACGCTGGTGTCAACCTGGAGTGCCTCAGCCCGGTCTACCTCAACGGCAATCGACACCCCTCGACCAACGACTGGACCCTGACTTGGATTCGTCGGGGGCGCGTGTCCCCGACGTGGCGGAACTTGGTCGACGTGCCACTGGGCGAGTTGACCGAGGCATACGAAATCGAGGTCTACACGAGCGCAGCGTATACTACGCTCAAGCGCACGCTGACCAGCTCGACCCCGACGGTGGCTTACACGTCGGCCCAGCAGGTGACCGACTTCGGGTCGAACCAAGCGACCCTGCACGTAAAAATCTACCAGATGTCGGCCACGGTCGGCAGAGGGTACCCCCTCTCTACATCCATCACGAGGTAACAAAGTGGCTGACAGTTCAACAAACCTAGATGTTGTCTCTTCCAGTCAGGCGGCTAAAGAGGTCACAGTGAATGCCGCGCTAGACGCAGCAAGCCGCGCGGCGGACTTCGGGCGGCGCGCCTCAACCAGCTCTGGCTTGACGTGGGGCTACCACGGCACGCCGCGCTGGTACGTCAACGCGACCGCGACGGTGAAGGCCAACACGACGCTAACCCTGACGGCATCGAGTACGCGGTTCGTCTCGGCTGATCGCGCACTTGCGGTGACTGAGGTCGCGACCGCGTTCCCTGCCGACAAGCTGGCGCTCTACAAAATCGTTACTGGCACGGCGACCGTCACGAGCTATGAAGATCACAGGGACATGCACCACCGGATGCGGTTCATGTACGGCCGATTCGTTCTGGCGATGGCGGATGCGAACCAGACGCTCACGTATGAGCAGGCGATGTGCGAGTCTATGGAGCTGACCGGGGCGCTGACCGCGCTGCGGAATGTGACCGTGCCGTTGGTGCCGCGCGCCTGGACGGTGTTCGCGAACGTGACGGGCGGGTTCGGGGTTCAGGTGATCGGCGCGTCCGGGACCGGCATCACGGTCGCAGATGGAAAGCGTGCCATCGTGGAATGCGACGGCACGAACGTCGTGAGGGTCACAGCGGACGTTTGAGCCTGGAGATTTGGTTGTTGTAGCGGGTTGGCCGGGGGTTATGCCCCGGCCCTCTTTTTGTTTCACAACGGGAGCCTCTGTGAAAACTCCTGTGAAAACTGCGCCGAAGTCATACGAAAAAGCCTGACTGCGCTTAGACGACACCCGCGAAAAATATGGGTTGTAGTCGTGTGAATACAGTGGCAGAATGCTTTTCTCAGGTTCGATTCCTGTCGGGCAGGCCACTAAGTGCCTGATTTTCCTGAGTCCGAACCCTCTCTGTAAATTTTCTGTGTAAACTCAGCCAGCTTCGCCCGCTCCCGGCCCTTGTCCGAGGACGACAGCCATCTCGCGTAGACCCTGAGAAACATCTCGACCGAGTGCCCGAGCTGGGTCGCGCACCACGCGGGGTTGCAGCCTGCCATGAGGAGCATCGTGGCGCAGGTGTGGCGGGTCTGCCGCGCGTCGCGGTCGCGGATGCCGAGGCGCTTGAGGGACGGTCGCCAGTATTTCTTCACCAGGTCAGCGGTGTCCCACCAGTTTTCACCCGTGACCGGGTTTGTGAAAATCCGATCCCCCTTCATGTGGGTGTGGGCACGCTGGCGCTCGAAGATCGCGAGGGCCCGCTCGTCAAGCTCCACGTCACGGGAGCGGTTGGTCTTGGTCACCTTCTCGACCCCGCGCACGCGAGCGCCGGAGATCCGAAGGACACCCTTGCGACGGTCGAGGTTTCCCCATGGCAGGGCGATGCCCTCGGACGGGCGCCACCCCAACCACAAGGCGCCCTCGAAGTAGTTGGCGATCTGCGGGTGGTAGTGGCTGGCCATGTCCCGGATCACGGCCTCGACCTCGTCCCGGTCCAGCGGATCGGGCTCGGGCTCGGCCACTTTGGCGAACTGGATGGACTTTGTGGGGTTCTCAGACACCCATTTGCACAGGACGGCGTAGTCGTACAGGCCCCGGACGCAACTGATGATGTTGTTGTGGGTCTTGCTGGTGACAGGGAGATTGGAGAGCCGCTGGTCGATGACCGCGAAGTCGACCTCGCCAAGGTGGCGGTCGAGGTGCTCGGAGAGGAAGTGCCGCAGGGTGTTGCGGTACTCGCTGACGGTGGTCTTGGCCAACACCCTGGCCTTGCTCGCTACGTACTGCTCGATGGCCTCGTGAATGACCGGGCCGTTGTCCGACTGGGTGGCGTGCTGGCTGTCGGGGAAGTAGTCGCCGATGGTGAACGTGCCAAGTTCGATGCTGCGAAGAATGTCCTGCCGCATCCTCGCGGCGTAGTTCATGTTCTTCGGCGTTGGCTCTAGGCGGAGGGTCTCGCGGTAGGACTTGCCGTTCCACCGGAAGTAGATGAGGATCGACGCTTGCCTCTCATAGAGGCCCGTCCAGGTTTGCTTGCCCACTTGTTGTACCCCTCGATGTCGATGAGCTGCCTGCCGTCCTCGGCCCACTTCCACTCGTGGCCCTCGGCCCAGACCCCGGTCTGAATCTTGGTCCGAATCGCGTCAGACGAGTAGCCGATGAGGTTCGAGGCTCGCTCGATGGTAACGTATCTCACGTAGATGGCTTCGATCTGGATCATTTGAGACCTCTTATTCTTTTGTTTTCGTGTGACTTCGTGGAGCCCCGTATGGGCCCCTGAGCGGGCTGAGTGGTGCGGGGCAGGCCAAGGTCTTCACCCCGCCCTGATCTCCGCACCACGGCCCTCCTATCGCGTCGATTCTATGACGTTATCCTAGGAAAATCAGGACACGGACTCCTCGTCCTCTTCCCTTGGCAAATCCCCGAATATCTCAATGACCTTGGTCATACGGTCTGACTCCACAAGGGTTTCGACTACAACCCTTACTGCATCGTAGGACTTGAAGTGAATTGAGAACGTGGTCACGTTCTTGGTGTTTATCCCAAGAGCTTCCAGTACCTGGTTCCCTACTCCCTTAGTGGTTACGTATCCCATTACTTTCTCCTTGTTCTTAGGCTGAGGGTTGGTTAGAACTATTGGTAGGGTCCCTCTCCTCCCACCCAATCTGAGACGAGACCATGGCCAGGGCTATGATCGCCAGACTTCCACCCCTGCCCACAAGGTCTAGGATCTCGGCCACGTACTGCTCAATGGCAACTTGGTCGTCTTCTGTTAGGTCAGCGACCAAGGTCTTGATCCTGTCGTAGTCCGTATTCACTTCTGCTTCACTCATCGTCTGACACCTCAATCACCTTCACACCACATTCTCGGAACAACGCGCGGGCAACACTCAAACTCTCCGACCACCGCTCTGCGAACTCCGGGGTGGGGGCGGGGCAAACCACGATGACGACCCCGCTCTGGATGATGGCGCGGGCGCAGTCACAGCAAGGGTAGTGCGTGACGACGATCGAGCAGCCCTTGGTCGAGAACCCCTGACGGGCTGCGGCATAGATCGCGTTCCGCTCGGCGTGCTCGAACACTCGGAGCTTGTAGTCCCGGTCGATGGACTTTGTCTCGTCGGCAGAGCACCCACGAGGGGCGCCGTTGTAGCCCCAAGGCCCGCCCTCACCACTGGGGCCCACGATCAGGGCCCCGACCTTCGTGCTCTGGTCCTTCGACAACTCCGCCACGGCACGGGCGATGGGCAGGAACTTCAGGAATCTTCGCCCCATCACGCGACCCCGTTACGGTACTGCGTCGCGTCGGAAATCTGCTGGTTCAGCATCGTCGAGATGGGTAGGAAGTTGGCCACTTCCATCGCCTCGAACTCGGCGATGGTCATGGGCTCCCCATCAAGGGTGACGAGCCTCGACGCGAGCCGGGTCAGGAACACCCAGCTATTGTCCGCCTGGGCGAAGATCAGGTCAGCCATCGTAGGGGGGCGCATGGCGGCGAAGGCGCCGCAGGGTAGAACGATCTCTCTCATTATTCTTCTTGTCCTTGTTGAAAATCAGAGGCTGATCAGGTTGTCGGCGAAGCTCTCACTCAGCCCATCGTGAGTCACCAGAATGACCTGTGAGAATCCACAGGAAGCAATGAAGCCGAGCAGGGCCCCGGTCCTGTCGGAGTCGCATCCCTGCGAGGGCTCGTCGAGGACGAGGAAGGGGCACCCCGGCAGGAACGTCTTGATCAGCGCAACGCGTGTGGCAAGGCCGAGGATGTCCTTGGTCGAGCCCGAGAGCGTGGCCACCGACTGACCATTGACGGAGAACCCGCCGTTGGCCTTGGTCACGACCGACTTCTCGCCCCGCATCTGGGTGAACAACGTGCTGACGGATGCGAGCACGAGGTTCCACATGCGCGTGGCCACGTTCGGGCGGGCAGCCCGGATCTTCTTCACCAGGTTGTTGTTGAACGCCAGATCAGAAAGGGCCTTCTCAGTGTCCGCGATCTCCTGCGTGATACGGGTCTGGGTCTCTGCCGCGCGCCCCCACACCCCCATGCGCTGGGCGAACTCCACGCTGAGGGCGTCGAGGATGTCCTTGTTGCGGATGATGTCCGCCTCGATGAGCCTCACCGCTTCCCCGGCTTCGAGGTAGCTGGCCTCCAGCACCTGGAAGGCCTCCTCCGACACGAGGTTGAGGTTGGTGATCTCAGTGGTAAGGGCCCCAACCTTGACCTCGGCCTCCGAGATCACTCCTTCGTAGGCCTGGGCTCGGGCCTTGGCCGCACGCATTGCCGTGACCTTGTCCTCGCACTCGCGCAGATCCTTGGCGTAGTCCGGGCTCGGGCCATTGCTGGGGATACTCCCCGCCCAAGTAATCCCGTTGGGGGTGCAGGTTTCGTCGACCTCGACGTTGGTACCAAGGGTCTTGATCAGGGCCTCGACCTTTCGCTGGGCTTCGATCAGGGCCTCGAACGTGTCCTTGTGGGCCTTGTCCGCCTCAAGACAGGACTCCGCCTTCTCGATTTCCTGCCCCTTGGCCGCGACCTTTTCCGCGATCTCCGCGTTGAGGCGGGCGACCTCGGGGAACTGGCTCACGTCCTGGTGGCAGAACCCGCAGGTGCTGGAGGTGACGCGACGCGCTTCCAGCGTCTTGACCTCGCCCCGCATCGAGGCGATGTCGGTGCGCAGGTTGGCGATCCGGTTGGTGGATGCCCTGAGGCTCGACTCCACGTCCTTCAGGGGAGCGGGCAGTCGAACCCGGAACGGCTGGAATGCGGCGAAGGTCTGGTAGGCCTTCAGCCGCAGGGCGAAACCCTTCTGCTCTTCTACAGCCTTCTTCAGCAGAACGATCTCGTCCTCAAGGGGGCCCGTGCTCGGGTTCGACAGGTACCACTCCGCCTTGAGCTTGGTCCGGGTCGATTCCTGCTGCGTGCGGTACTGGGCGATCTCGCGCTCGATCTCGTCCCTACGGCCCCGACGCTCGTACTCGTCCTTCCATGCCCGGTAGTGGACGAGGAAGTCTTCGTTCGCTTTCTTGAGGTTGGCATCGGAGTCGGCGATGGCCTCGGAGTAGCCCCGGCTCAACGTCCCGAACTCCACCTCGTCGGGTTTCGCCGGCATTTCCAGCAGGTCAAGCTGGGCCCGTTGCCCCTTCAGGCGCTCCTCGAAAACCGTGGGCGCGCCCAGCGACAGCTTCTCGGCGGCGGCTTCGAGGAGCCTATCGAACAGGTCGAAGTCAGCGAGCTGCTCGATTACTAGGCTCGTAGCCTTGGGCCCGGCATCGAGGGTGCCCCGCAGCGAGCCCTGTGGGGAGAGCATCAGGATGGCGGCTGTCGTGGCATCCGCCCCGAGCAGTTGCGTGGCGAAGTTCGAGACCTCGGTCTGGCCCGTGACGAACACCTTGCCGTCGACCACGACCTCGGCGCCGGACTTTCCCCTCACAAAGGTGTAGGGCTTGCCGTCGACCTCGACCACGAGCCTGACCTTGAGATCCTTCTCATCCTTTCCCCAGGTCACCACTTGGCTAAGGGTCTCGGGCAACACTTTGGTGCCGTACAGGGCATAGGCCGCGCCTAGGAGGAGTGTGGATTTCCCCGCTTCGTTCGCGCCTCTCACAACTTGAAGTCCCCCCGTGAAGGAGACATCAAGATTCTCGTGTTGCATAAAGTTTGTGAGACTCAGGCTCTTAAGCATCAGATGGCTCCTTCATGTCTGTCTGTTTCGTGCGCAGGGCAGAGACGTCTGCTAGTACATCCTTAACCGCATGCCCGATTAACCACAGAACCAAGAACGGGAGGGCAATAATAATGAGAGGGCTGGCCAATACCCCCAGCGCACCTAAAAGCATTGTCTTTATGGTTTCTCTCATTCCAGCAACTCCTTCACAGTCTTCCTCTCCCGTTCGTTGAGTTCCTCCAGCAACATCCCGAGGACATCGACCTTCGACACATCATCGAAGCTCATTTCAGCTAGGGCATCGAAGTCGGCCATACCCTCAATGCGAACTGAATTGGAGATCACCATGGCAGATGACACCTTGCGCAGGGCCGCGACCGCGCCCACGACCTCGGCCGCTTGGTCTGCCGTGGCCGAGCCCGTGACCCGGATGAAGTCCACCTCGGGGGCATCCTCAAGGTCCGTCCAATCGACCTCGGCGTAGTGGTCGGGTATTGAGACCATCTCTTCCAGCGTATAGTCCGTGCCATCAAAGTAGGCCGAATACTTTGACTTAGATCCGAGGCAGTCCGCGACCGAGGACGGGACGCCGTTGCCTAGTACGAGCAATCTACCGTTGAACAACCTGCGGTGGTCATGCTCGTGCCCCAGCACGACCGTGTTGCCGTTGGCAATCAAGGGGATGACCATAGCCTCAGTCAGGTTCAAGCTGCTCACGCTGTCTGCAGCGTGGAAGTTGTTGTAGTTCGCATGAAATACGATAACCCGATCCTTTACGTCAGCTAATCTCTCGACCTCCAGTCGCAGCAGGTCGTTGTTAGGGAGGTGGGGTACAAGGACGAACTGTTGCCATTCAGCCACCTCGCGTGCGACTGTGAGTCTATCCCCGTACTGAGCCTTGAGGATGTCCATAAGCAGGTCAAACGAACTCGATTGCGTCCCGCGAGGGGAGTGGTCATGGTTACCCCGCATAACTGCGAGTTCCTGCCCAGACGCAAGGAACTCTGACAATACCTGGTATGCAGCAAACAGACTCCTAGTGTCGATGGTGAACTGGTCCAATAGGTCGCCCGCGATGAGGTGCGGGTACGCAGGATCGAGAGCCGATCTCAGGGAGTTGAGGATATAGTCCTGCAGAGCAAGGGCACTAATTGGTGTCGTCCCGGCCACGCGCTTTGCTGCGACGTGCCAGTCTGTGGTTACCTTGATTTTCACTTTATGGCCTCCTCGAATGACCAGCCCCTATATACGATTCTCTTGTAGGCGCGTACATATGGGATACCAATATCCCTACACCACGCCTTTAGGGATTGTGTCTTCCCTAGGTGTGTGAATTTGCGAGTAGTACGCCTGTTTTCAGCCTGCTCCCTGTCAGTTGCCCAAACACAGTTCTCAGGCCCGTAGTCCCCGTCGTTGTTGACCCTCTCCAAGGAGTGCTTAGACGTCGGGCGGGGCCCCATGTCTCCCATGAAGTTCGCAAAGTTGTTTATCCACCTACCGCAGACCCCAATGCCTCTCGCTCCGTGCGTATGCCACCGATTGCACTTCTCGTTGTAGCAGCGGTCCTTCATTGCTGACCACACCGAATATTCAGGCGTAGAAGACATCCCATGCGTAGTGTGGACGTCCGTCCTGTAGCACCCACACGACCGAGTGGCCCCCTCTCTAAGTTTTGCTGAAGACACGTGCATTGTCCCACCACAGTCGCAGGTACACTCCCACTCAACAGAGCTACCACGTCTTCCCCCTGTCATTTTGACAGCAGTGAGTCTCCCAAACCGCTGACCCGCTATGTCTATGACGCCCTTACTTGCTGTGGCTAGGCACCCGCACGACTTAACCGCCCCAGATTTAATTCTAGATCCTACCAGTGTCGTTGTCCCCCCACAGTCGCACTGACACTCCCAGTACACCCTCCCACCCTTCCTGATGGCAGCGGTAGGTGTCAGCATGTTGAACTTCATACCAAGAAGATCTAACGGTCTGTTGGCCATCCTCTCAACTCCAGTTAAACCGCGCGAACCGCTCAGGCAGCAGGGGCTCACCATCATCGTCGAACTCGACCTCGATGATCTCGAAGTCGCTGTATCGGAAGGGTAGCAGTGTCAGCATCCCACGGATCTCATTTGGCTCACACCAAGTTCCATCCGGCCAGACTGCGATCTTGGTCATCCCAATTCCTCCAGCCCATTGTTGAGGACAGAGCGGGCGAGCTTGCGTAGGGAAGCATCACCCTTGTTGAGCACGTCCAGCAGCATCTGCATCTCCGCCAGATACACCTTGGCGAACGCCCGGTCGTGGCGGATGATGGATTTCGTGTTGTCGATCAGGTCCGCCAGCTTGATGCTCTGAGCATCAGCGGGGGCGACAGCGAGGCGTGCCCGGTCGCGGGCCTTCCGGGTGGCCCGGTTGGCGCCATCCGTTACCTCGTCCGTCAGGTGCCAGACCAGATCAGCAACCCGAGTGCCGAACATCTGGTAGATGTCTTCGTGGGCGATGTGCGTGTCCTCGACCACGTCGTGGAGGTGCGCGGCGGCGACGGCGTGTTCATTCAGGCCGTGCATCGAGACCATTTGGGCCACGGCACGGGTGTGGTTCGTGTAGCAATCACCGGTGTATTTGCGGCGCTGACCGATGGCTCGGTGGGCGGCGAAGGCAAAGACACTTGCATCGTGAATCAGGCTCATCAGGGCCTCCATGTGATGAACGGGCGCTCAAGAGGCGCCCGTTGTTTGATTGAACTATAGCACGGATTAGGGGTGTGGCAACTTACTTGTCACCCGCTTGGCCGTGGTACCAGATGGGCCTCATAGTGGGCGGCAGAAGGTCTTTCAGGGTAGGGAATGGGACCGGGACTCTCAGCGAGCACTCCTTTATCCGCACGTCGGGGTTGCCGTCAAGGATGCACTCCGCAGGCCCGAAGAACCTGCGGGGTGCAGCTTGGTGCATACACTTCCCACCCTTGAACTTCTCACAGCAGACGTTCTGCATCACATATCCTCCGGGGCACGGAAGCCCAAAAATGTGGGAAACCTCGGGAGCGTCTTCACACCAATCAAGAATGACTTGACCTTGGCCAGCTTGCCCAGATAGCCGTCACGATTGGCCCAGATTTCAGCCCGCATGGCGTCGGTAAAGCCCGTACCGCAGTTGAAAGTACCTGCATCACAACGAAGGACCAGGGCACCGAGGTCACCCCGACCGACCTTGTTTTCCTGATGACTGCTGCGCTTGGTGTTTCCAAGCTCGTCCTTCGTGGCCTCGTTTCCATTGTGCATCCGCTCCTCGAAGCCAACGATCTCATATTCGGAGTCCACAAACCTCTTGAGCTTGAGTAGCGTCCCCTCCTTCAGGGTCGAGCGGCCGTACTTGTAGGGCCCATTGAGGCTGCGGACCATCACGCCCTCATAGCCTCCGGCCAGCCACTCGGCCTCGATCTGGAGCAGGCCCGCCTCGTCGTGCACCTTCACATGCGGCACGACCTTGACGTGGGAGAAACCAATCTCAAGGCCCTGGTCGTAGCGATCCTCGAACCCGTAATCCATCATGTCGATCCGGTCGAAGACGTGGAACAGGAAGTCGGGCTCGCCGTCGCCGCTCATGACCCCCGAGTAGGTGTCGTGGTAGCACGACTTGCTCCAAGAAACGCCCACGATCAACTCGCCGTCCAGCCCGTCGTACTTGCCCCCGCCGAGGCACTGCTGGACGTACTCGTTGGGGATCGGCTTCAGCTTTCGGCTCAGGGCCACGCCGTCGATCACGATGCAGCGGATGCCGTCGAGCTTCGGGGAGGCCAACACCGGGTACTTCAGGTTGGCGGTGTCGTCAATGGTCGCGGCGAGGAGCGGCTTGAATTGCTTGGTCATTCGTGTTCCTTGTCAGAGTGGGGCGCCAGCGCCAGGAGGGTGATGAGGGTGGGCACGATCACGGCCACGCCCACGACCAGGATCATGGCCTCCGTGCTCTCAACGAACACGAGGTAGGGCAGGGCGAGCGCGTACAAGGTGAAGAACACCAGAAGGCCTACCCAAAGAAGGTGAGTTCTCACGACAACCCCTCCCGCTCCACGAACCACGATGCCACGTTGATCTCCGTGGTTTCCCCAATCTCGATACCCACGAGGTCGTCCTCGAAGATGATCGAGAACGGAATCCAGACCTCGTCGCCGTCGCCGAGGTCGACGAGGAGGGCCCGCTCGCTGGCGAAGATGACCCGAACTTCGATGGGGATGTGCTTATCCGACATGCTTCACCTCCGGGGTCAGCCTCTCAATCTCTCTCATGATCCGTTCGATCAGGTTGTCCGAGAGTTGGTTCGCGCCCTCCATCTGATGAGGGGGCACGTCCCGGACCGCCTCGGACAGAACGTCCCACATCCAGCCCGTCTCCGGGTTGAAGATGTCATCCATCGCTGCATCGTATCCGTCGCTAAAGTCTTCCATTTTTATTCTCCTTGTTGTCGAACTCAATCACACGACTGCCGCTCCACCCGCACCGCACGTTGCCATCATTGTGTGGGGCGTACTTCCCGAAACGAGTGGTATCCACCTGCCTGTCGCAGCCTGGGCACCTGACCTTCTTCATCTCCTTCACAGCATTCGCTCCTTGGCGATTTCCATGTATCCGGGATCTCTCTCCATCCCGATGAACCGTCGCCCCGTGTTTCTGGCAGCGACTCCCGTACTGCCCGAGCCCATGCAGTTATCGAGGACTGTGTCACCCTCATTGCTGTAGGTTCGGATCAGCCACTCCAGCAGGGGCACAGGTTTCTGCGTTGGGTGCACCTGTTGCTGGGCTGAGAAGTCCCTTGAGATGTTCAGGATCGACTTGGGGTACCGCGTTCCCTCGTTCGTGAACTCGGTACGCGGTTTCAGACCGTACCCGTGGTTGTTGCACCGGCCCACATACCCCTCCGGGTCACTGGACTTCCGGGCGTAGGGCTCTCCGGCCTCCATCTGGGGGTTATAGACCGTCCGCCCCGACGCAAACACCAGCACGTTCTCGTGCACCTTCATTGGGCGGACCTTGGCAAGGCCGGGGCTGCCACACTTGTTCTTGTTCCAGATCAGTTCGTACTTGAACCACTCTGGGTTGCTCATGACCAGTGCCGACGAGAAGGGCTGGGACCCGAACAGGAGCACGCATCCCCCAGGTTTCAGCAGGCGCTTGTAGTGCGCCCACACCTGATCGAAGGGCAGGATCTTGTCCCACGTCATCGGGGTGGTTCCGTAGGGCGGGTCGCACAGCACCAGGTCAACGCTACCAGCCGGTACGCCAGACATGATCTGTAGGCAGTCCCCGTGGTGGAGTTCTCTCACAGCACCCCCTCCCCAACCAGCGCAGCCTCCAGCTTCAGGTAGGTCTTCACGGGGCGGAGGTCCCACGACGCGGCCACGTTCTCACCCATCCACTTCCCCGGCATCACGCGCCAGATTTTGTCCTCGGTGTGGTACGTGATGACGACGTACTCCATGCCCGCCATGCGGAACTTCTCCAGCGTGGGGAGTTGGGATACCTTGTCGCGGGGGAGCCGGTAATCATGGTGGGTTTCCTTCGCCTCCCACCACATCACCCTTCCTGCGATGGCAACGATAAAGTCAGAGGGCTGGGCCCCGATCACGCCACGCGCCGCCCTGGAGTCGGGCATCCTGTGCCACGCCACGTCTGCACGGTCGTTCAATCGGTCGAGCAACTTCTTAACCTCGCCCTCGGCGTATTTGCCACGGGAGCCACGTTCGGTGGTCATTGTTCTTCTCCGTTCTTATTCGGTGCAACCCCGGCATCGAGGCCGGGGCTGTGATTCTGCTACTTTGTCAGATTGTGACAACCTGTGAGGACAGGATCTCTGCCAACTTGGCTTCGATCTTGGCCTCGTCGACCTCCTCCCCCAGTTCATGCTGGTCACCGAAGCTCAAGCCCATCGAGATCGAACCAAGGAACGGGACAGGGAGGTTGCCATAGGGCCGGGTCATGGCATGGTGCACGACCTTGATCGACTCCAGTGCATCTTCAGCCGCCACGCTCCAGACCAACTCGTCGTGAACACTGAAGTAAAAGACCATGTCGAGGTTGAAGAGGATGCCCGACTTCCACAAGCGGGCCTGAGCGAGCTTGGTCTGCTCCCCCGACGACCCTTGGATCTTGAAGTTCGGACCCTGCCGCAAGGCCTTATCCGCCACGCCCCATGCGTCGGAGAGCAGGGCTTCACGAAGGTGCCGGCGAGCGCCCATGCAGGTCGTGACGTAGCCCAGCCGCTTGGCCTCGTCCTTGACCTCGTCCTTCCACACCTCGAAGCGCGGGAACATTGCGTACTTCGCATCGAGGAACGTCTGCGCATCCTCAACCGGGATGATCAGGGTCTCAGCCAGCTTCGCAGCCATGGCGTCGTACTGAGCGCCAAAGTTCACGTTCTTGGCATTCTTCCGCAGGTCATCCGCCAGCTTCGCCACGGCCTCATCGTCGGCCTTGCGCAGGCGCAGGAACAGGTCGTATGCAGCGTCCCCCTCCTTGCCGAAGGACTCAATCAACTCAGCGAGCTTGGCCTTGCCCCACTTCTTCTCCATGGCCCCGGCTGCCGTCATGCTGTGCATGTCCTTGAGGTTGTCCCCCACGAAGCACGCCATCATTCCGGGGTCACCGCTCTGGCCCGCGCCCTGGCGCAGTTCCTGACCCGTGAAGTCGATGGAGACCACGACCGCGCCCTTCTTGTGCGGCAGGAAGTTCCTGCGGAACTTCACCCCCTCCGATTTCTTAGGTAATTGGGACAAATTCGGATCATTAGGGGCGTCCCGTCGAGTCACCGTGCGGCACTGCCCAGACTGCCCGTGGATCTTCCCGTCCTTCCAGTGCCGAAGGTGACGGTACGAGTTGTAGAACATGGTCTGGCGCGTGGCACATGTCTTCATCGCCTTGAAGGCTTCGAGCACCGTCTTCTCACGGGGCTTGTAGGCCACGTCCAGCAGCAGGGCGAAGTCGACGGCGGTGTCGTCGGTCTTGGCCTTGGCTTTGAGCAACTCCTGTTCAGCGGGAGATAGCGGACGCTCCGTCTTCGACCCCGCCCAAATCTTCTTGTAGCGGGAGACCGCAGCAGCAAGCTCCCTCTTCTCACTGCGCTCCTTCTCAGTGGTGGAATTCACGATCCGCACGGGCAGGCCCATGGTCTCGTACAGGAACCCCTTCATCTTCTTGGGCGAGCCCACATCGAATACGGGCTCACCCTCGAAACGCCGCGCCATCCAGTCGTTCACCGAGGCGACGTTGCCCTCGGCAATGAGTTGGCCCAGCAGCGGGGCGTCGTCGTGGTCCATGACCTCGACGAGCTTGGCCAGCTTGCTGACCGTGCGGACTTGGGTCACCAGTTCCTGGCCCAGGATGATCGACACGGCCTGCTTGATGTTAGCCGGGGCGAACTCGTCAATCACGGGGCAGGTCGTGCCCTCCCATCCCTGCTCGATCAGGTACTCGCGGATGACGCCCCAGTTTTTCTGGTACGTGGCCTGGTCGTCCGCCTCCATCTCCAGCATGTGCTCAAGGCTGAACTTCACGCCCTGCGTGAAGGCGAGGGCCTTGACGTAGGCCGGGAGTTGCTCGACATCCAGCATCACGTCCCACGTGTTCTCCAGTTCCATGCGAACGCGGAAGTGGTGGTACAGCGCGGTGGTGCAGATCGTGTCGTCGGCACCGTAGGACAGGACGTGCTCGCCGGACAACTCGTTCATCTTGAGCCGCTTGGTGCTTTGGCCAACAAGCGCCTGATCCTCTGACCCATCCTCCAGCATCACTGCTTCATACACCGGGACACTCACGGTCGTCACCTGATCGTAGGACTCCTGCTCGTAGTCCAGCAGTTCGAGCGACAGCTTCTTCAGGCCCTGCGACTTGTTCTCATCCGTGTAGCTGGACAGGATCGCGGTATCCAGACAATTTGGAAGAAAGCCCTGCCACCCGTTGTCCGCCCACTTCTTGCCCCACTCACCATAGAGGATTGGCAACTCGAACGCGGCGTTGTGGACGACCGTGAAGACGCCCTGCGGGATAAGCTTGACCGCGTCCAGCACTTGGTCGCTGGTGAGGTTCGGTGTGTCGGCGTGGTCCACCGAGAAATAATAGGTGAATTGGCCATTGCTCCCGAAGGTCAGGCCCATACCAGTGAGCTTGGACCCGAGCACGTCCACCTTGTCTTCCTTGCCCCGGATCGCCAGCCACTCATCGGACTCGGGAGGCGTGCTGGTCTCGATGTCTAGCGCGACCACGGGGGACTGCTTGATGTGGGCGGCGAGAAACTTCAGGGCCTCGTCATAGTTGTCGGCGGTGATGAGGCGCACCTTCTGCGCCCACTTCACCAGCCGCTCGTCCGTGACCACGTCCCGGCCCCGGACCATGCCCGCCTTCCACTGCAGGGGCTGGCGCAGGGTGTCGCACCACTCGGGGTAGAGCTTGGCGCAGTCGTAGCTCTGATACACGTGCTCGGCCCCGTCGATCACCTTGCGGAAGGGCTTGAACGAGGCCACGTCCTCTTCCAGTTCGTGGAGCGTGCGACGCTTCATCATGCCCTCAAGGGCGGCGATGCCCGCGTCCCCGAAGTTGACCAACATGTCGAGGAACGCCTTCTCGCCAAAGCCCTTGGCGCCCTTCAGGTTGTCGGACGAGTCCCCGACCAGGGCCTTGTAGACGGTGATGAACTTCGGCGGAAATGGGCCCAAGGGGTTTTCGTCCACTAGGCACCCCTGGCGCCACAGGGACACGTCATCAGACAGGAGTACAGCAAGGTCTCCATCCTCAGACATGATTATCTTTTTTCCCCTCAAGTTCTGTGCAAGGAAGCCGATAACGTCGTCACCCTCCACACCTCCTTGGGTCACAATTTGACATCCTAGGTCGCGGAACGACTGTGTCAACTTTTCCTTGACCTTGTTGAATTCTTCATAGGCCTCGGGCGGGCGCGAGTCTCTGGTCGCTTTGTAGTCCTTGTACATGGCCACGCGCCTAGCCTTGCTGTGCAGCCCCTCGACAACAAAAATAACCTCGGCAGGGACCATGTTCAGGGCGTCTAGGGTTGTAACGACAGAGTTAATGGCGTTGTCCAGCCCATGCCCCCACCCATTGATGTGGACGTCCTTGCCCTCGTGGCTCACGACCCTGCCAGTCTCTTGGTCCTTACCGGCCAACAGGCAACGCCAGATGACGCTTGATGTATCAACGATTAGTCGTCTCATGCTAACTCCTTGAATCCAGACTTTGTCTTAGTAGACAGTGCTCTGACAGGGTCCCACCCGTGTTGCACGAGTCGGGCTTTCACTGTCCTATAACTGAGGTTGAGGTCCCTGCACCACTGGGTTACGTTCTTGGTAACCCCATCCATCTCAATGAGGCAGTTTCGTCGAGTGTTGTTGTTCTGGTCATCCGCAGTGCCCCAGTAGCAGTTACCTGGCTCGTACCCCTTGTCGTTGTCTCTCCTCTCAACGCTGTGATAGGAGGATGGCCTTAAGCCCATGTCACTGATGAAGTAGGTGAAGCTGGACCGCCAGCTATCGCACACGCGTATCCCTCGACCACCATAGTCCGCGTACCTAGCATTACGGATGTTGGTACACCTCTGGACCATGGCTGCCCACACTTCGTACTCAGGTGTGCCGCGCATGCCGTGGGTACGATTTCTATCTGCTGTAATGTCAGACTGTAGGCACCCACAGGACCTTGTAACCCCAGAAACAAGGTGTACCCTCTGCACCCGTTTAACCGTCCCACAATCACAAACACAGTCGTAGTACACTCGCCCTCTAGGACATCTGGACTGACCTGTAACCATAAGCCTGCCGAGTTTCCTCCCTATGATGTCCCCATGATGGGTCATCTCTATCTCCTCGCGTACAGTTTTCTGCGCTGCTCAAGGGAGCACTGGCAGGCAAAACAACGGACCTTGCCCATGGCAAGCCGCCCCTGCTCGATACTCTCATCACAGTCCAGGCACTCCGTCGTCGGCCACGACCCATCCTCGTTCTGAACCTGCTCAGGCGCTGCCTTGCGGCGCTGCTCCTGCACGGCCTCCTCGTTGGCCATGTCCGTGATGTGCGCGGCGCGATCCATCTCGTCAGAGAACTGCATCGCGCTCACCAATGCGGGCCATGAGGGCATCCACAGCCTTGAAGAGGGCCGGAATGTCCTTGTCGTTGTTCAGCATCATGTCCCCCACCCGACTCATTACCCCCTTCGCGGAGGCGTGATCGCCCTCGACGTTTTCCAGGCCGGGGCGCGAGAGGTGGACGATGACCCCGCCCGCTTCACGGATCAGGGCCGCTTCGTTCTCGAACCTCACGTCGGTCACCGTGACGTTGTCGGTGTGTGCCACTTCCTTATAGGTCAGGGCCCAGCGCCTGATCCAGAAGTCTGTCCCCATCACTTCACGAAACATCTCCGTGCCCATGCGCTGCAGCATCTGGCGCGGGGGCATGCCCCAGTAAGGGTTGATCTTGTCCTTCTTGTCCCGGTCCACGAAGTCCCAGTAGTCGACCCCGAAGGCTTCGGATGCGGCCTGCCGCAGTGGCGCGGCGAAGGAGGAGGGGGTGAATCCGTGCACAGCCATGAGCCGCTCTGCAACGGTGTCCTTGCCGGAACCGGCTGGGCCAGTGAGCCCCAAGAGAATAGGCATTTGTTTTCCTGTGAGTTCTTATTGTTGTGGGTAGAACGGTTGGCTGACCAACTTGTTCAGGATCGTTGATCTCTTCACAAGGCTGGGGCTGAGGGCTGTGACCTCGGACGGGCCGAAGACACGACTGAATT